ATAGAAGTAATATGTGCCATTTTTAAAATACTCCAAAGTAGTTAAACGGGATTGTATAAGTAGATCTAAACAAAGTAGTATCAGTTTTATCAATACCATCATGTGAGAGTGTACTGTCAACGAATTGCGTAGTACCTCCTGATGTAGTATTGAGCGATTTACCTTGTAAGAAATCATCAAGTTTGTCTGCTATGACGGAAGCTCTGTTCGGACCCTTCCCTGCAGTTGTAAATATATCTATAATTAATACACCAGACGTAGACTTAAAGTTTATCCCAAAGCTGCTAGTGATTATATTTATTCTTATAAATTCAGTGCTATTTTCGTTTATAAAGTTAGCTGGTGTAGTCTTGATACTCTCTAAGACCCACGCCGCACTTCCAAATATTGAAAATATGTCTGCTTCTACATTGCTATATTTTCCCACATCAACCCTCCTTTACAACTTCGAGGATCAACACTGTACCATTATTTTCAATAGGCACACCGAGTTTCCATACAACACCATCATCCAGTATGCTGTCATAAAGTCCTGCATCACCAATCTCTTGTTGTAGTAACATTATTTTCCGTTTAGTGGTATTGGTGTTCTTATCAGACTTCTTGGCAGCTAACCAGACTACTTTTGCTGTAATACTCTTAGTTGTTTCAGTTGTAGTTGATGCAGTTAAAAAGCTAAACTCATTTCCAGTCTTTTTAATGAAGGTAACTTCTTTAGCTAGATCTTTTAACTGCTTAAAAGCCTTAATACAAGCCTTATCAATTAGCGACTGGTATCCCATTAATTAGCCCTCCACCAAGTTTGCATACCTTGATTTATTAAGAGAGGTTTAAGAATACGCCTTATAGCATTTGGCATCTTAGGCGCATCCTTCATATTAAATAACTTAATAGAATCAATAGCTAACCCACTAATACTGGAAGAATTCTCCATAGCATCCGGGTTGTCTAGCAAATGTAGAGCCAATTCCATTGTAGCCTTTTTGACTCTCAATGGTGTAGGGTTTAATGCTACACCATATCCGAGACGTGGGTCAAAGTATAGACCCGTACGTGGAAAGGCAAGACTCTGTGATTCACTAACAGCAACACTACACCAAGGCATTTCCTCAAGAGCAGATGTTGCTGATACTAGAGCTTGTCCTTTGACAGTATTGCTGGCTGTTCTCCAGGTCTCAGCGTCTAATCTGTCTTCAAAATAGGCATCACCTTCAGCAACATCTACATGAGAGTTAACACCTTTAACGAGTGCCATTAGTTACCTCTTATGAGTGAAAGATTGGCAAGATTCCGAGAGACAATGCAGATTGAGCCTTACGTGCCCAAGTACCGGTAACATCGGCAAGGAGATCAGTCGTGCCAGTGAAAGCAGTAGGAGTACCTGCCTCAACAGCGTAACGATACTCAGCATCACTTGGGAACTTAGCATCACTGCCGATCCAATTGTACCCAACAGGAGCGAGTACATAACCCCAACGATACCAGACAGTAGAGGTACCACCACCCATATAGGCAGATGCATCTCTTTCAATCTCAGTTGGCATAGGGACTTTCAAAGGCTTCATTGCGAGAGCACCAGGGAGAACGATAAAAGAAGTCTTAGTACCAACGATATCAACACCAGCACCAGTATTCAATTTGGTGAGTTCTGCAGTAGAGAAACCCTGGGAAGCACGAGTTTGTACCAGTCTGAACTTACCACCAAAAATAGTGCTAAATTCTACATTACCGTCACTTACTTTCTCTTGATCAACCAGGTTAGCCGAACGGAGAGATGCAACAGTCTCAGGAGACACGATAAGGTATGCATATTCGGGCTCGTAGTCTTTGAAAGCTTTACCAAATGCATTCAAGAAACCTTCAGCACGAGCAGCACCCTGTGAAGTTGTGGTAGCTGCAATAACGTTCTTAGCTGCACCAAGGTCTACATAGAAACCATATTTCTTGTCAGTAGGATCATTATCAAAAGTCTGTCCACCAAGACCAGCTGCACCAGAACCTGCACCGGCACCCATAATAGCTTCAGAGAGAGCAACGCCCTTCAGAACTGCAAGGATACCATTATGCTCATCTTGACCACGGGTTTCAGCGAAGTCACGACCTACTTTAGCGAGTCCGTCTTCTTGAGTTACAACCTGCTGCATGTTTACTTTAGTGGCACCATGCGTACGGACAGTCTTGATATAGGTCAAGAAGTCTTGTGCAGTAGTTGTGGTAGAACCGTCTGTTGCATCAGTAAGCGATGCAACGTTGATGACTGGGTTCAGCGGCTTGTACCATCTTACTTGACCGATAAAGGTCTCAGTAGATGTATCGATATTAGGGTTCTCACCTACAATTCCAGTACCAGAGAGCTTCTTGGCATTTGTGTAGGCTTCATCACTATATGCGGAGATCGCCGATTGGAGAACATAATTTGTTGCTCCAGCGAGATCAGTTTTAACTGCCATTTCAATAGTTCCTTTTGATTATTACCGAGAAGGTAATTTACCCTCTGCGGCTAGTTTAAGCACATCTGCTTGTGACATCTCGAACAAAGATTTTGGTTGTGACTTGAAATCACCATCCTTTACTTTGCTTCCGCCACCACCAGAATTAAGCTTTTGTTTGAATAGAAATTCATTACTTTCTGTTTCAGCAAACGTCTTGACAAAGTCATTAATAGACACACCTGATTTGTGAACCCACTCACCTCGTTCATCTCTGACTAGTTGGTCTACAATCTCAACTGTTGCCATCTTCATGGCGCGTTCGTTACGAAAATCAAGAGTTGACAAAGCGCCTTTCAATGTAATATCACGAGTTAACTCAATATTTTTCTTTTCTAGTGCTTCTCTCTTTTCTCTTTCGTTCTTAAGTTCGATATCAAAAGCTTCCTTATGCTTTCCTTCTTCCTTAAGACGCTCTAACTCAGCTTCTCTTCTTTTCTGCTCAATTTCTTCAAGCTTGGCCTTCGCTTCATCTCTTTGAGCATAAGCTTTGTCTAGATTTTGTTTAATTGGCTTAAGAGCCTCATCGATACCAGCCTGTATCTGCTTCTTAATGAGGTCTTCTTGTGAGAGTTCCTCATCTTTACTAGCTGTACCATTCTCTTTTTTCAATTTCTCTTCATCAACTTCAATTTCTTCTTTTGTTGCCATTTTTAAAATCCTTTGAGTACAACTCAATGTTTAAAGAATGAATACAATCCATTCAAATTGTAATAGAGAATATCTCTCCATTTGGTTTCCTATCTATAACTAAATCCTTAGGGTTAATTTAACAGGTTTTGACTACCCCACGCCGTACCATCCGTAGTCATCCTCGAAGCCCTCCGGCAGTACCTTCAGAATGTCCTCTTTTGTGAGTATATCTGAGATACCGATTACCTTGCCGCCTATTACAGAACGACCAGGTACTGGTATTAAGCCTGTATCTATTGCTTCATTTAAATACTTGAGATAAAGCTCTTCTGGAAAACCTCTAGATAACATCTCATCTAACGTTTTCTTGATCGTATTACTCTCTAGTGTACTAGCCATTAGTTCTCTGAGAGCTTTTCTGGCTTTTAGCATATGAGCAGCATTCGCAACAAAGGCATCATGTACTGAAGATGTCTGGATATTATTTTGCTTACCCCAAATATGAAAGTTCTTTACCAAAGTTGCGTCATTACTATGGTTTGCATTAACACCTAATGCGGTTCTAGCTCTAGTTGCGTCTGCAATATCATTCACTTTACCAGAAGTATTAGCTATCTGATCCCACCAACTCATCTCAGTCTTTTGTGGAACTTGTAGAATATTTGTTGTCCAGTTTCCAAACTTATCTTTATATACTAGTTTTTGTTCAAATACTTGGGTAAAGTTCTGCTCTATTACCTTACCATCAAAATTAACTGTTGGTACATTCGTCCAAGACTTCGGTAGCTTATTAGCAGTGAATACTTCAAGCTCGAAGACTTTGACCTTTTTACCTAGTGCTAATTTCTTAAGGTTTATATCAGGAGCTTTGATACCCACACTAAAGTATTTACCACCTGTCCTTCTCGTGTCTGGTGCTTCAATGCCATTAATTATTTCATCTAAAGTGGCCCCTGGTTTCCACCAACCAAATCTTCTAAGGAATTTCTCTGATACAGGCTCACCTGGTCTTATTCCGAATATCTGACTCACAGAATCAGGTAACACATAACCTTTTTTCTTAGTGCCTCTTATCTCCGTCTTTATTATAGATTTCCAATCAAATGATGCTTGACTCGGCTTAGCATGCTTGAGATAATCTTCACCAAGTCTACCATAGAACCTTGTGAAAGTCTTAAGTATAGGTACCTCTTCAGCCATGTACCCACCTAAAATATTAGCTACTTCTTTAAAGTCTGCTGGAGTTACTGTTCTACTGTAACTACCAGTCAGCTTCTGAAGCATCTGCTTAGTTGGATCATCAAGAAAGTATAGTGCTTCTAGCATCTCATCGCCTGGGCTGAGACCTTTATCAAATACATCCTTTACATCTTTCCTCAGTGCTCTTAATCTCTCTGCTGTATCTGGGTCCCACTTTTCGTATCTAGCTATCCTAGCTGAGATATCACTGAGTACGGTGTCTCTATCAGTTGTGCTTATGATTAGTACATCGTCTTGTTTACCTAAAGCTTTAGCAAGATTCTTCTCTACTTGTAATATACCTGTTCGCTGTCCAGCACCATATAACGAAACCATGGTTTGATACTTACTGGCCTTTCTGAGATCCTTCTCTGTAATTCCTAACCGCTCATTGATTTTAATAAACTTAGGATCATTGAAGCACATTGCAGCGAGTTCATCGTAAAGTCTTTTCTTCTGATGAGTTGGTACAACATTGCTCAACTGTGCTAATTGTTTGTTTTGAGTTGATAGTGCAATTATTTGAGCTCCACTTGCAGAAGCGTCTTGTTCAAGAGCTATGTGTATCTTGTAATCTTTAAATCTTTCTAAGGAGCGTCTGGTATAGTCACCACCAAGAAATTCATCCATCTTAGCTAGCTCTAATGAGAATCTTAAGAACTTACCCTGCTCCTCACCATCTATGTGTGTAAGAATATCACTTTCAAGGATAGCTCTAATATCATTAGGCTTGCCTCTCCTCATGTGATTTCCTATCTTAATCATTTCAGGTCTGAATCTCTTAGCTATTGCTTGTCTGCCTGTTATAGTTAATCCGCTATAATTACCCTCAAAATAATCCTCCAAACCACCAAGAAAGGAACCTATCTGATCTTGAAAGTCAAGAAACTCTAATCTACTGAAGTTCTCCGGTTTAGCTGTATTTAAGTATGGTCTAAAAGTTTCCCCTGATTGTGGACCGATCAATCCACGCTCATACACACGAGCTCTATGATCTATGAAGGCGTGATTACTAAAAGCCTTATCATCTTTTCTAAGCCATTCCATTGCTTTCATTCGTTCATAAGTGTCTCCACGCCCCATCATATATTTACGATACTCATTCAAAGAGTTGAAATGGGCTGCTCTACCTCTGTCATCTTCAAAGTAGAGTAACTTCCTTACGAAGTCATGAAATTCACTATCAATCTTATATTGAGCACTAGATGTCCAGTTGAGAGCGTCGGCTAGATCCTTATCAACAAATTCCACAGGAAAGTCACTGAAGCTAGATGTTGAGGTTATAGGGATTCTAGTGTCCTTATAAATACCATGTTGTTTCACAAAATAGGTCTTATAGCCTTCCCTTACGTACAGTCTATTCTCGGGTCTAGTGACACCCACTCGAAGACCTGTCTCTACCTTACGAGTCAATTGAGCAAACTCTTGTAATCTTGGATCTGTAACTCTTATGTTGTAAGACAAAGTATCATAATAAGGTCCCGTTTATGTTCAATAGTGGTCGTTAATCACTATCAGTTGCTGTCAAGCATTTTGAGTTTTAATAATTTTTCCAGGTAGTTCCTTTTATGATACCACCTATAGTTGCGCTATGTACGCCAAACATTTCTCCAATTTCTTTCTTCGACCTACCAAACTTATATGCAGCTCTGATCTTTGGTATATCTTCTCCACAGAGTTTTTTACCGACGCCTCTTCCAAAAGGACTTTTTCTTTCAAAAGTAAGCTCTGGTAAAACTCTCTTCCAAGAGATACCTCGGCGAATATTGCTTATAGTCGAGTTGTTTACACCAAATAACTCGCCAATTTCAGTATCACCTAATTTGTACTCTACAAAGAGCGTCTTTATTTTAGCGACATCTTCATCACACAGTACCGCTGTATGCACTTTGGCGCCCTCAGTCATGAGTCCGCTAGCAAACGCATGTCGGTTGTTATCACCAAATGACATCCACTCAAGATTAGAGGCGCGGTTATCGGTCTTTATACCATTCTTATGGTTTACAGTTTCTTCCTTAGTAGGTTCTCTTAGGAAGAGTTTAGCCACCATACGGTGGACTTTCAAGGTCTTTCCATAGATTGTAACCATCAAGTAGCCATAGCCATCTTCAAATTGCTTCAATATCAGATTGTTACGCTTAGATAATACTTGACCTTGTGAACTTACCGAATAGTTGGTATCATAATCTTTCCAAATTTCTTCCATTTATTTCTCCAATGTGTGCTTGACAGCACTTCTGCAATTTCGTTTCCTTATATGCAGACCAGATCATATCATCATCCCTAAGGATGTTGCGCGCTTCGAACTCACTTGAGCCCTATAGACTTCATCTTCTGTTCTAGAAGGTATGTCCTGATCGTTGAACCTTCAAACCTATCCCTAGGTAAGCTTGGCTGCTGATTGTCCTTTAACGTAAGGAGTTTCCAGCAATTCACGCAATTATTCGATATACATTACTGTATAAAGCTTCTATTTACTAAAAGTAACTACCACTCATCTTACTCTTCATTCTTCGCTTCTGAACACCATAAGTCTCCACTTCAAAGAATTTCCTAGTATGATCAGTCTCTATTATAGATAAGCCTAGATCGTACCATTTCTTTCTATCACCATTGAGATTACCTAAAGTGTATAGGTCCCTACCTAGAGCCACCGCAAAAGCATCTCTGTCAGGTGTATCAGCGAGAGCAAGCCTATGAGCAAACCTTGTATAAAATTGCTGTAATGTCCCTTCATCAAGCCTTTTCCATAGTACTGGATTGTGCTTTAAGATCGTAGTATCAATAGCACCTTTGACTTCTTTATAAGCTTTTGGAGTTACAAACTCTTGAAATCTACCCAAAATAGTAGGCATTCCTCTTAACTCAAGGGCAATCTGTGGTGCTATAGTATCTTCCCATTTGTTCTTTCTAAAGATATTATCTATGAAGTTATCATGCAGGTCATCAAGTTGAACACCACCCAAAACAGGATCAATATAATTGTCTTGTAATAATTTCTTAAGAACATTACTGTCTTTACGTATCGCTGTTTCTATCTCATCTGAAATATTCATCACATCAAACTTCATCTGAGCAGTGCTTACAGCTTTAAAATTAGCCCAAGGTTCTGGATTTCTTCTATACCTAGCGAATATTTGTCTAAGATTGTCAGTTACAACTGCTCTCTCATTAATACTCATCTGTTCGGATAGACTCTCAACAAACTTCTCAATAAAGATCTTATCATCATCCAGAAGATCCTTACTCTCTTGCATTAGGCGTCTACTATTACTTAATACATAAGGGTTTGGTGCATACCTTCTGACATCTTCATAAGTACCTGTGATTGGGTTAAACTTAAGCTGATCTTCAGTAGGTGGCTTAGTTAGAACCCTTTGCCTAGTAGCCCTTTTCGTGTGAAGTAAGGTTCCTCTATAGTTCGTGTAAGAGAGAATACCATCGAGTTCTCCTGCCTGTAATAGATAGTAATCCTTAAGAGTATTCCTCAGCTTAACATCAGATATGAAATCTTCAGGTGTAGATGCATACAGCCTCATGGCATCTAGTTTCTCTTTAGCAGTAGCAAATCTTAAAGTATCTGCTGGAAGTATTGGAGTTGTCAGTTTCCTGAGGTCTCGAATACCCACCATATTACCCTCATCATTAGTGAACTTCTTTATCTCAAGTTGTTGTGATCTGAAGAGCTCTAATTTCTGATAGTCACCAAGATGCTTCAGTTGAATAGCTGTTGGTTGTCTCCTTAGCCATGAATCATAGGACTCTTTAAGAGGGGTCATCCCATCGTAATACTTCTTTTGTTCAGGTGTAAGGTCTCTGAGATTTCTTCTTCTTATTTCAGAGACACCTTCTAAATTGGACATATCTTCCCATGACTTAAACACAGGAGTTGTTGTACTTCTACAACGGTAGTGTGAGGGCGGCAGATGACTATAATCACCAACAGGGTATATCTGTCCATCTCTGTGTCTACATATTGGGGTAGTTCTTGAATCCAGGACAGCTATATACTGCCAACCTTTTATTGCTTTACTATTTGCTTCATATACAGCCTGATCTGCTTGTGCATTTATCGAGGTAATAGATGTAACAACTAGAGACTTTGACTGATTCATAGTGATTTTATGAATATTACCCTTCCTAACCATAAGTGCAATTTCATTTACAGTCTTACCGTTAGCTACTCCGTTTCTTATCAAAGCCTCTATGCGTTTCCTCTCACCAATACCTATGTTTGACCAACCTTCTAGTAAAGTTCTATCAGCTATCAGAGGTTTATTAAGTACAATATTCTCAGCAACCCTTCTTACAGGTTTTTGTGTTCTCCAGATCTTACCTACATGGTTCTCTAAGTTTTGATATGACCAAGAGATCTGATCTTTCGCAAGTGTGATTAAAGAAGTGCTGGTCTCTCTATTTATTTTCCTAAAAGAATCAGCTATTTCTTTATCTAATTTCTTCTTCAATTCACCTAACTTGGAAAGATCAGCATTCTCTATTAACTTGTTCACCCGAGAAGTATGTCCATTTATAGCTAATTCTACCTTTTTATTGACACGGCGCTCATGTAGCCGCACCATTGCTGCTCTATGCACCGTATTATCTAAGATTTCAGTATTTGCATTAGCTTTCATTCATTACTCCTTGACTTCTCTTAAGTAGTCCTTGGCTTCAGTATCATTCTTAGCTTGCAGTAACTCATCACCATTAATCTCTTCTTGTCCATCTACATCATCGTAGTCGGGACTAAGGATATCGTTATTCTTGAGTATAATAAGCCATACACTCCTTGGGATGAGACCGCCTTCATACCATTCTGTGGCTAGTCTCAACCAATCATGACCGAGAGGGCTCGGATTAAAATCAGCAGAGAGACTAAAATCTATCTCCTGTGGCTTCAGCTGAATCCCATATCGCCACTCTAGCATGAAGGCTATGATCTGTCTCAAAGTGCTACTGATTTTACTATTCAGTGTACCGAGCTGAGCTGTCTGAGCTGCATTTCTTAACTGCAGGGCCACTCCTGACTGTTCTGTTTCAGGGGTTAGCATCCTGATACCCAGCTTCGCCAATTCTTCAATACTAGCAGCAATAGTCCTATCCATATCTGCCAGAGCATCTGTGGGTGTAGCGAGGCATGTAGCGGTATCTCCCTGGTTAATCTGTATCCATGAACCAAGACCTGCATCAACTATTCTGTTGAAATCGTCCTCCTGCATATCTGATGCAATGACAGGTGTGTATGTGGCTGCACCATAGAGAAGATGATTCCTTCTACTAATCTTGTTGTAGAGACTAATCTCCTTGTCAATGAGAGTAGATAGTACTGGCGTTACGGTCTCTATAGACCCATTCAGAGGCCAGGCTGGTATGAAGCTAAGCGGTTCCCCATTTATAATAAAATTAGTTAAGGTGTCAACTAATTCAAAAGTAGCTGGCTGTAATTGTTGTTGTTTCTTCCCGGAAATTACAGGTATTACAAGAACATTATCTTCCTTCTTATAGACCCGTATTTGGTATTTGTTCTTAACAACTTCATGTACCCATACGGTATCTATATATTCTGGGTGGAACTCATTCTTGGAGAAATCTTTAGTGAGACCTCTTACAATAACTTGCTCTAGGACATTTCTACCACTCTTCTCGCTAATCTTCCAATTGATTACAGTCTCTGCTGACCAAATAATAGGATATGGTTTAAGTTCTTTAAGGTCACTCCTGGTTAGATTCTTCTGATTCTCAACAACAGGGTAGTCCACATAAACCCAACATCTACTCGTTCTTATCTCCTCCCAGAGAGCTTCGTCTAAGAAGGAGATAAGTGTGGAATCGTCTTGGCTAAACTGATTCACTATCCAATCATGCGCTTCTTTGGGTATATTATCTCCTAGCTTTAAAGATGGAGACTTCCTTAATAATCCACCAATAAGCATCTTAGAGAATTGTGCCATTATACCCGGTAACTCAGCTTCTGCTTTATAGAAATTATACTGAGCTTGTGACATAGATGGTGAGAAAGGTATCAGTAGGTTGTTTACGCTTACAATTGGGTCAAGATCCTTAACGAAACGCTCCCCACTGCATACAGCTTTACATTTAGTCCACAACTCCTGTAGTGATTCATACTCAGCATTTGGATCGGCAACTGTCTTTACCGTAGCTTGAGCAGCGTTTGTTACTGCCATTATTAACCTCTCAGTGCTATATTAAAGTCTGACATTTTTCCTACAAAGGCTTCGCCTGTTAATCGGTTCGTTGCCTCTATTCCATCCTCGGTACCTATGATATGCCAATCTGAAGGTATACATGTTTCAGGGCTGAAGCGTCTCTCCGATACAGCAGTATCTGGTCCTTCTATTATTTCTTCCAGTGTTTCTTCTTTATTCTCTTCAAGTTGGTCTGAAAACGGTTTCATTTTAACAATCCCTATCTGTGCCGCCTGCTGCGAGAACAGTGACACATCTTGAAAGTTGATCAATCTTCTTAGATAACTCTGAGATGACTGAAGTTAGTTGTTTTATTGTATCATTCTGATGACTATAGTCATTTGCAATTGCTGCTTTGCATGTGCCCTGTAATCTAGCCAGCGCTTCAAAGGAAACTAATCTAGCTTCACCATTCTCAGTGAAGAGCATATTATGGTGCGCTGCTAGAGTTAGTTTCACATATGCCACTGTGCTTGCGAATCCACAAATAATTAAAGTCCATGTAATTACGCTAGCTAGGTCTATTGTAGTGTCCAGTGTTACCATACTAATCCTTTACTTGACAAAACATACCGTCAAGTGTTTGTAAAAAGTTTTTACAGTCTTTTTCTTTCAAGTGTCTGGCGTGTCTATCACATTCAAAGCAAACCATTGGACAACCTATCATCTTGTGATAAACACCACCATCTTCCCTCTCAATTATCTCTGGCCTTATTTCGTCCATTTTCTGCTCTCTCGAAGCCTAATATCATTTCCCTACAAGTAGGAGAACGAACAATCATATCAGGATCATCAAAATTAATATGCCTAACATGGTGCCCAAACCTCTCATCACTACAACACATCTCTAGTACAGTAGATAATCCAGCATTTTTACCTAAATCAGATTGACCAAGGTCACCACTGAGCACTACTCTAGAATTCTTACCTATGCGAGTTAATATTGCTTTTAATTCCTTTAATGTACAATCCTCAGCTTCATCCACAATAATAAAACTATTTTTCCAACTAAGACCTTTAATTACCTCCAACGGGCAGAAAGTTATCTTATCGATTTCTTCTTTAGCGAAATACTCTAATTCTCCTGGAGCAAATTCCTCTCTCAAAGCACTCAATACAGGTGCCAACCATTGTTGCATCTTCTCATTCTTGGTTCCCTTAAAGAAGCCAAGAGACTTAGAGGTAGATATAGATGGTCTTGAGAGAACAATATTATCAATACGACCTTGTTTAAACCATTGTGCAGCCATTCTAGCAGCTATGTATGTTTTACCTGTACCAGGATATCCTGTTGCAACTACAATAGGACACTCTTGTATGTAATTCATATACTCTTGCTGTTTGAAATTCTTAGAACGCAAGGGTGAGGCTTGCTGGAAGGCTCTTTCAATTTTAGTTTCTCTTGAGGCTGTACGTCGCTTTCGCATAGTTTATTTATTTAGAGTTAAGTTTAAGTACTGCTGCTTCAATAGCGCTATTTACTGCTGAGGACATTATTTCTACTCCTGCATCTTTTAGTTTATCTTGGATAATTTCAAATGCTGCTTCTCTCTTTTTAGCGCCTTCTAACCCTCTCATATCGTTTTCAACTGCCATAACAGCCTCTTGAGCTGCACGCATAAGTATAAGACCACTTTGGGTCAACAGTACTTTAATAAAAGGTTTCAAGAAGCTAAATGCTTCAGAAAACAAGAACTTTAACCTATCCATCTTTTAATGCTCCGTATAATTCTCTCCAGTGGCCTACTCCACCCTGGTTTGAGTTTGAGTGTTTTACTTATCTTTAAACGTTGATAATCCAATTTTCTTCTTTGTGGTGATTCTGTTTGAGACGACATTTATAAGCACCAATAATCCACCAAAGATTTTAAGAAGTTGTTCAACCATTTCCTCTGTAACTACCACATCTGGAAATTGCCACTGAAGAATCACAAGTCCACCTGTAATTATTGCTGTAAGGTAGTTCGTAAGCTCAGTGCCTGTTTTCCATTTTTCAGGGTTACTTATAGCTTTTCCAGCTTGCCATGCTTTAATTATAGCTAACATTAGTCTTTCCCTATGTCCATTAAGATATTAAAAGTATTCTTTACAATAGTCTTTTTTGTAATAGAAGGACTAGTCAAGGAGATATCATAGAAGTATTTTCCCCTTGGTAGATCTGTGTTACTGATAGAAGGTGTAAAGATAACTCTACCGCTTGTAGGGTCATCTTCATCTATTACACCTGTTATTTGAAAAAGTTGTGTATCTGTGCTCTCTGGAGCTTCACTTGCATCAACTGTCATTATCAGAGTTGCCCCTGTAAGATTGACAGGCTGTCTTGTAACTGAATCAGTTACTGTTATAAGTATAGGGTAGCTATCCCCTCTATACATAGATATTGTACTTGCCATTTGTACTCCTTAGTTTATAATGTTTATGTTAAAGTCAGTTTGACTAACCGATACAGTCATTTCAGAACCAACTGAGACATCCATATTACCTAAGGTTACTGTTATGGTTGGGACAGAGGTATCAATACTGCACGAAATATCATCAATGGAAATGTCTGTATTGAGCTCAAATACATATAAATCACTTACAATGTTACGCCATAAGAAAGACTTTAGATAAGAGACCACATTGGTGTCTGCAACAAAACGTATTATGTTGTAGCAAATAACCGAAGTGTTGCAGTAGTCATCCCTACTATAACTGATCTTTGTAATCGTATTGAAAAGATCTAGATAATTGTTGGATGCTGCAAGTTTTGTATCACGATTGGAGTTGACGTTATTGTGACAGGCAACCAATACATCGCTAATGCTAGTCTTGCCGTGTCTAATGGTTAGAAAATCATCAAAAAGATCTAGTCGTGTATTAGACGCTGCAAGTTTTCCTACTGCGTTAAATGTACTGTTAGTTCTAATCTTAAGTAAACTATCAAAACGTATATTAATTAACACAATAAGAGTCGAAAGGAGACTAGTATCTACCCTACTATGAATACTGTTAGCGACACTGGCCACTGTACCATAACTCGTATCTTTCAAATACGATAATCTTTGTACAGTATCATATGGTACAGATTTAGCAGTACTGTTAACATACAAGGAGTCAATAACAGTAGAAATCCCCCTATGCGCACGTAAGACTGTCTCTAACAGATGAGAGTTAGTATTGGAGATACTGGTCTCACTGTAGTATTGATTGTGATGTGTATTAGATATTTTCTTAGCTGCATCAAATACACGAAGATGTGAAGAACTGTTAGAAAGTAACGTGTTTACAACTGCAGATAAGTCATTATGAGTTGATAGTCTTGTTTCTAAATCTCTAATACGTGTATTTGACACCCTAGTTTTAGTATCGAGATAGCCAAGAGAAGAAAGAGACAATCTTTGGAGAGTATCAAACATGAGATACCCGGACAGACTACTCTTATACTTAGTTTCAAACACTTTAGAGATATTGTTGTGAGCCACCAGTAGAGTATCCTGCTCTACCCTTACTATCTTAGCGTTTTCAACAATTGACAATGTATCAACAGTATTAGACAGAGCAGTGGCTGTGCTAAATAACGTATCTGTTGTTATTGATGTAGACTTTTGTACTTTTGATAAGATACTAAAAAGATAATAAAACTCATTGCTTATCTTAGTTTTATTTGTAAGTGTAGTCGATAGAGCATTCTTTAAACCAATTTCAGTGTCAATCAAAAATAATCTAAGAATACTACCTGTAGCACTCAAATCATAAGTATTTCCCCTTACGTTGCCAATTGCTGCAAGCTGATCATGTATAACTCCAACTTGGTTACTAAGGCTAGTGACTAGGGCATATTGCATTGATATTGGTATACTTTCTATGTACGCTCCACCGACCGGCTCTGAACCAATAGAAGTCTCAGCTAATGCCCCGTAGTTCATTATTAACCCCACTTAACCCATATCTTTTGTAGATTATTGAGGGCCAATTCCTGTAGTTCACAAATACTCTCAATATTTATCTCAACAAACTGATTATCATAGGTTTTCCATATAACAGTATTATTCAAATAAATATACTGATAGGCATCTGAGGGTGGCACTCCTGAAGCAACGGTCTGATTGTACTTCCAATTGGCTAGGTCAATAACTCTATCAAATCTATCCATTGATACTTCATCAATTTCATAGATGTTACCTTTGTAAGTTATTGTTGTATTTAGAATCTCCTCTGCTCGATTGGCTTTATAATCTTTTATCTCACGAGGCAAGAAAGTTGTCTCTTTCTTAAAGAGATTTCTTCTGGTCTGTTTTATATTCTCAGTAAGTGGCATATTATATCCTCTCCAGATCGTACTTCACTTTGTGTACCTCTACATCAGTAGTTCCTTGTAGATTGTACTGCAGTGCCCTGCCAATCTTATGTACAGGATCGAATGTGTGTACAATCTTACCATCCTGACCCCAGACGCTTGAAGCGATACTGTTGGATGTGCTCCTATCGAGGATAGTGGCTGTTGTCGGTGCATGGGTTTGCTCAGGAATGGTTAAGGTGAATGTACAATAAAGAGCTGTATCCCATATTGTTGTATTTGATGATAGATTGTATTGGTTTACAGCAGCTCCACCATAACCTATTACATACATTCTTGTTCCATCAGGTTTGAAGAATAAACCTGATGGAGTTGTCTCTTGACTAGCTACACTGAATAATTTCTCATATACAGCAGTACCTACATCCCAAGGTGTTGACAGGTTGTATTGGTTTACATCATCTCCAGTAT